TGGAAGTCACCGAATGCTGCGACAAGAGCGCCGGCAGCGATCGTGGGAGCGTATGCGGAAGTCTGCAGGCTGTAGCCGAGCAGCTTGTCGGGTTCACCCATCTGCATGGAAGGCTGCCACAGGAAGGCGCCAGTGGTGGGATCCTTGAGCTTTCTGATCTCTGCGACGGTGGAGTCGTTCATCAGCCACTGGGCGTTGCGTCTGTAGGGCTTCTTCAGAGCGTAGACCAGGGAGATCAGCTCATCAGCAGTGATTTTGTTGGTTGCTGCGGAAGTGACGCCGACGGTGCCGCCGTTTGCTCCGAAAATGCCGGTAGGCTGTCCGGTTCCGGTGCCGACGCAGAAGGCAGTCTCTTCAGAGATACCGAAGGCGCGGCCGAACTCAGCTGCCAGATATGCCTGCAGATCGAATGCAGAGTCCTGAAGCAGCTCGATGGAGACCTTAGACAGAGCGGTCAGCTTGAAGGCATCCAGGCTCTTCTGATCGAAGGTAGGGTTGCTCTCAGTATATGCGGCGTTCTCGGCGGTCCAGTATGCCTGAACATGGGAAGCTGCTACGGGGATCTTGCGCTCTGCAGAAGTGTGAATAACGTTGGCCATGCCGCGGACGACGTTGTTCTCATCCAGGGCAGTAACGATCTGGCGCTCGAATTCAGTGGGAACCAGATAGCCGCCGTTAGCGTCCACGCCTTCGGACATGACGTTGTGGACCAGCGCCCTGCCTCTGAGGTAGCAGTTGTAGTCTTCGGCGTAATTGTCGGAAGCGATTCCGGTCCGGGCCTCAGGCTGCCTTGTGCCGGCGCCGGGTGCGCCGATCAGGGGACTGCCGTTCCATGCGCTCATCTGCGCATCGATCTGGCCCTGGCGCTCCATGCGCTCGATCTGGGCTGTGTAATCCTGGATGTCAGCCTCCATCTTGTCATAAGTCGCGGCATCTTCCGCGGACATGAGGCCGTTCTCGTCCTGATGTGTGTTCAGGAAATCTTTGGCGTTCTCCCAAAGGTTCGCCCTTTTGGCGAGCAGTTCTTTGATAGTCATATATACCTCCTATGGGGTTTTCGTCAGTGTTTGAGCAGTTCCAGCCGCTTCATCAGCTGGTCTGCAGGTACAGTGTTCTTCGGCGCCTCCGGCTTCGGATGGGCCTGGATGAATTTATTGATGAATGCACTGTTGACCACCTTCATCGAGAAGGCCGAAGCGGCTGCTCCGTCCTCTTCCAATTGCGCCGGCGCAAATAAGATCTCGTCGCAGAATTTGAGCTCCAGGGCTTTTTTGGCATTCATCCATGTGGTGTTGTCCATCATCCTGGAGATCTTGTCCCTGGGCATCAGGGTCTTTGTCTCATAGGCGTTAATGATGGATTCTTTTACTTCCTGAAGCATAGCAATAGCTTCTTTGAAGTCTGCTGCGTCCCCCATTGCGATCGTGCTGGGGTTGTGGATCATCATCATGGCCACCGGGCTCATGCAGACCTTTGTGCCTGCCATGGCGATGACCGATGCCGCGGATGCCGCGATACCGTCGATCTTGACGGTAATATCGTGCGGGTAGTCCATGAGCATGGTGTAGATCTGGGCCGCCGCGAATACATCCCCTCCGGGGGAATTGATCCACAGCGTGATCGGACCTTCTTCTGCGTAGAGCTCGTCCCGGAACGCCCGGGGAGTCACCTCGTCGCCCCACCAGGTGTCGTTGCTGATCGGGCCGTCCATCATCAGCGTCCGCTCAGATCCAAATTCGTCCTTCTGCTCATTCCGTACCCAATTCCAGAATTTGTCCACGAAATGGATCACCTCCTTGTCAGGCCGGTACCAGTGTCAGAGGAGGATTCCTCCTCTTTCTGGCCGGCATTGTTTGCGTATATGCCTGCGTCCTTCAATTTGCACATATTGCCATTGATCAGATACAGGTTTCCTCCCTCTTCATCAGGGATGGGGTTCAGGTCTTCCAATTCCCTGATATCATTGGCGCTCATCCAGCCGTTCTGCCTGGCTATGGAATATCCGTTCATCCTTGACTGGTAATCGCCTCTGAGCAGGCCGGATACATTCAGCTTGACGAAATAGCGGCCTTTTTCTCCCGGAAGGAGCAGCGCCTTGTTGAGCGTCTGTTCCCAGCGGACGACCCATGGGTTCAGCGTGTATACGACGAACTCCAGTGATTGCTGCTCAATGTTCGAGAAGCTCGACTTCTCCAGGTCTCCGATCATGTGCGGAGGTACTCGGAAAATCCTGGCTATCTCATCCAGCTGATACTTTCGTGTCTGGATGAACTGAGCTTCCGAAGGATTGATGGAGATCGGCTCGTATTTTACGCCTTCTTCCAGGACCGCCACCTTTCCGGCATTGTTGCTGCCACCATAGGCAGCCATCCACGCGTCGCGCAGCTTCCCGGGGTCTTTGAGCGTGCCGGGGTGCTGGAGCACTCCGGAAGGACGGGCGCCGTTGTTGAAGAATTTGCTCCCAAATTCCTCGGCCGCCATGCCCATTCCAATGGCGTCCCTGGCCATGGCAATGGGAGAATACCCTATGATCCCGTCGTATCCCAGCCCCGGGATGTGAAGGACCTGGTCCTCCCGGAGAAACCATGTCTCCGCCGTCCGGCTGACGCCCTCATCTCCGTAGGTCGTGTACATATAGACCAGCTGGCCGTTCTCGGCCCGGCCTACCTGCATGCGGTCCGGCAGGAGAGGATAGAGCGCGACCACTTCTCCGCGGCCGTTCCGGATGATCTGCGCATAAGCGTTGCCGTATGTGCACAGGTGGGACATCAGGGTCTCCCGGAAGACAAAAGATGTCATCTCCGGATTGGGCTCATCGTGCAGGATCATATGCAGAGGGTGATTTATCGCCCTCCTTTTCCCACCGTCCGGCTGATACTCAAAGACGTTCAGCGGGAGCTGCGCGATTGATTCCGACAGCACGCGGATACAGGCATATACCGCCGTCTGCTGCATGGCCGTGAACTCATTCACCAGCTTTCCGCTGGCGGACGTCCCGAACAGATAGCTCCTGTCGTTCCTGATGTAGAGGTCCGTTACCTCTTCTTTTGTCGGCTCCCTGGGGTGTAAGAGCCGTGTCAAAAATTTAAAGTCCATATTGGATTCCTCCTAAAAAACGATCAGGTCGCGCGTGTCGTAGACGGATTCCCCTTTGGATCCGCCCCTCTTGATTGCCCGGTCCAGTGCCATGACCATCGCCACGGCACCGTCTATCTTCTCCGTAGACTTCTGTTTGTCCATCTTGATGTTGTCCGCCGGGTCCTTCCGGACGTAGACGTTATCCATCATCCATCTCAGGACACGGTTCCCGCCGTGGGCGATCCGGCCTTCCAGAACCAGGCGCATGAGCTCTTTGGTCGGCGGGGACATATCCCGGAAGCCCTGTCCGAAGGGGACTACCGTGAATCCCATCTCCTCCAGGTCCTGCGACATCTGGGTCGCTCCCCATCTGTCGTATGCGATCTCCGCGATGTTGTAGATCTTCCCCAGGTCCTCGATCTTCTTTTCGATGTGCCTGTAGTGGATGACATTGCCTTCCGTCACTTCCACCAGGCCCATCTGCACCCAGGTGTCATACGGCACATGGTCGCGTTTTACCCGCAGGTCCACCGTCTCTTCCGGGATCCAGAAGAACGGGAGTACCAAATACTGCCCTTCGTTCGGATCGTCCGGAGGGAAGACCAGGACCAGGGCTGTAATATCCGATGTGCTCGAGAGGTCGAGCCCCGCATAGCATTTCCGCCCCAGCAGGCTCTCCTTCATCAGCTGCATCTCATCAACTTTCCCGTCGCATTTATCCCATTTCTCCATGGGCATCCAGCGGACGGCCTGCTTGACCCACTGGTTCAGGCGCAGCTGGCGGAAGGAATTCTCCTCGGCCGGGTTCTGCTTCGCGCTTTCGCAGGCGTTCCGGACGGTCTCTTCCCGGACTGTGATGCCAAGGGAAGGATTCGCCTTATACCAGACCTTCGGATCGGTCCAGTCATCATCCCGGTCAGCCCCATAGATGACCGGGTAGAATGTGGAATCATGTTTTCGGCCTTCCAGGATGTCGACCGCTTTCTGGTGCTGTTCCCAGCAGATGCTCTCCTGGTTATCTCCTGCTGTGGTTATCAGGAAGAACAGCGGCTGTGTCCTGGCGTCGCCGGAGCCCTTGGTCATGACATCGAACAGCTTCCGGTTCGGCTGCGTGTGCAGCTCGTCGAAGACTACCCCGGAGATGTTCAATCCGTGCTTTGTGGCCACTTCCGCGGACAGGACCTGATAGAAGCTGTTGGTCGGCTGGAACAGGATCCTGTTCGCGGACTCGATGATCTTGCAGCGCTTCATCAGGGCCGGGCAGAGCTTGATCATGTCCACAGCCACATTGAAGACGATCTTGGCCTGCAGGCGGTCAGCTGCACATCCGTAGACCTCGGCCCGCTGCTCACCGTCCGCGCAAAGCAAAAAGAGCGCGACCGCTGCCGCGAGCTCACTGTTATGCGTAGGCACCATCGACGGTCCTGCCAGATAACAGTGATCCGGGCTGTCGACCTGAATACACTGCATCGGGATGCCGTTCAGAATGTATTCAATGCTTTGAAGGTAGTGATATCCGTTCCGGGTATCTCTCCTTGGGATCCTCCTTTCGAGATAGCGGGGAATCCTGCTGACCGGCATGTCGTCGTAAGAGACAAACCGGATGTTGTACAAAGTCTCTCCAGTCTCGACTCCATGGTATTTGCACGGCTCTTCCGTCACGTTGTTCTTGATTCCGAGTGACCAGAGAAGCTCACGAACCGAATCGATCAAGGGCTTACAGACGCCGCTGTAAACGGTCTGCCCTTTGTATTTTGATACATGTCCATCTGAATCAATAAGGCCTGCCAGGAGAGCATAACGCTGGCTTCTGGAGGCTCTCAGATACTCCGGACGGATTACTTTATCCCTCCAGCTGTCTACCAATACCGGCTCCAGCTCTTCGTAGTAGAAGACCCACGACCGGCCGGATCCGTTCTTGTATGAGTTGTGCGGAGCGTATGGGATTGCTTCTGTGATGTACTCCATGTCATCTTCAAAAGCACAGATGCACGGCTTTGAAGCTGTCCCGTCTCCAAGCCAGATGCCATACAGGTAAGGGTCTACAGGCAGATCAGCTTCCGGAAGGTCCATTGCTTCTGGCATTCTGATCCTGATGCAGCTTCGGAGACCATCTGCGGTATCGCCGTAATGCTCATGGATGGCTTCCTGCTTTGCGTAGATCTCTTCTGACGTCATGATTACATCCGGCTTTGTCTTGCCGTAAATGTAGTCAACCATCCACTGATGTCTGGCCCCTGCTATGATCTGCGAACCATCACGGAATGTAAGCCGGTAGGCATCTTCTTTCGTATCCACTTCGCTTTTAGCCACAACAGTGCAGGGTTTTCCGTTCGTGCCGATAACCTGGTCTCCTACCTTCAACTCCCCCATCGTTGACCATCCTGAAGGTGTCGGGATCGGTGTTCCTACGAACAACTGCTTTCCCTGCTTCTTTGGTATCTCAATGTAGGCCGTGTTGAATTGCCGGTATCCGTCCGGCTTCAGGGTCCCGAATATGTCCCGGATGATCCTTTCCTGCCACTCCAGGAGCTCGAACGGCTTGTTG